TTAAAATCTTCTACTGGTAAAAATATTGCACCCTTCCAATCTTGTGGATTGATTTCATAAAACCTAGACCTCATATGAGTATTTAAATATCTTTTAACACATGGTTTTACTTCTGGAAATGTTGCTGAGTTCGACAACAGACTCCAGTTATATCTCATTGTCGATTTGTCATCAATTGCTTTATCCTGTACTGTTTCCATCAATTTGCCTAGTAATTGAGCTCTCAACATATAAGGTAGATAATGTAAGTTCAATCCCCAGAACCCATCATTGGTTGGTTCAAAGGGAAGACACAGAGGAAACGCATCGAAGTATGGTAATTTTTCTTTGTGTTTAGCATCATATCTAAACATGTACATAGAACCAATTTCAAATTGACTTACTACTTTTCCTATATCAGATGATATGGCGCTTGATGGACTAGTTACGCCACGCATAACTTGTCTAACTTGGTTCATATACCAGTTGAATGACTTCCTTCCAGAATTGGAATTCGGTCTTATTTGTAAAAATGGATTCGCCATAACGACTATTTATAATACATTCCTAATTCTTTTTCAGTAATTATTTTAAATATCCATCCACGGTCATCACAAAATTCTTGTGCTGATTTCCATTTTGCTTCATTGATGCCATAGTTAGCAATTTCCTGTAGATACTTTTTTGTTTTCTTTCTTGGTTCTGGTGGTTTAGTAAATCTTTCTGGTTTAACTTCTATTAGATATGTACCACCAACCGTCTTGATATAAAAGTCCACATAATAACTGTGTATTTTTCTGTCTATTGGAGACCTATATGGTATTCCCATCGGTTCAGATGCCCACTCTAAAACATCTTGGTTCTTGTCGCACCAATTCATAAATTTTAGTTCATAAGCCGACCTATAAATAACTTGAGAGATGTTCCCACGATATTTTTTTGTGTTTTTTGGAATAAATTTCCCTTGGTGGATATCTTTTCGGTACGGCATCTTATAAATAGTCCATTAATAACATAATTACTATTTATTCGGAGTTTTTACATGGGTAGTTCCCTTTACAATTGGTTAGATGAAAAATTAGGTGGTGTGTTGCCTGGCGGTGTTCCTCAATCACAGGGGAGTGACCCAACTGATACTGCCAATACAGTTGCTAAAGCAAACTCTACTACCACTGACAAAAATACAAAACAAAAAGAATCCAAAACCGCTACTAGAAGGAAAGTAACTTTTCAACAATTATCTTATCCAGATGGAATGGATAACACAGAAGAATTTCCTCATCAAATAATGTTTAATGTATTGATTAGAGAAAGTGAAAAAGAAGCAGTTGCAAATTCACATTTGCCTGAGGCAGGAAGAGGCGAAGACATGTTTAGTGAAGGTATGTCAAATGAAGGAGCTAGACAAGTTGTGGGTAAAGTAGCTGAGGCTGCTTTGTTTGGTGGTTCTGTAGCTTATGGTCTGTCTCAAAATTTACTCAAAGGAAGTGCGATAGCTGGTGGTGCTTATCTAGGTAAAGATTGGTTTGGAGACAAAGTTTCTAGTTTGGTTGAAGCTAAAACATCAAGAAGAAATGTTGCAACTATTAGAATGGCTATGCCACAATCACCACAAAATAAAATGCAGGCAGAGTGGGATGTTACTGACTTTGGTGCCCTTATGGGCGCAATCGCACAACAAGACGGTGATAAAGCACTAAAAGATATGATTAGAGATGGAGACTTTGTAGGCGAGGGTTCAGAAATTTTAATGAGGACTGCTGCTGGTACATTGAATATAACCAAACAATTGGGTTTAAATTTGCCCCTACAGTCTAGTATTGAACTAATGTCTCGTAAAGTAGCAAACCCATTTAAAGAAACTCTTTTTAAGACTATGGGATTTAGAAATTTTCCATTTGTATTTAAATTTGCGCCTAAGAACAGACATGAGTTATTACAAGCACTAAAAATTATTAATGTTTTTGAAAGATTTATGGCTCCGCAAAAATCACCTCGACAATTATTTCTTGAATATCCAGCTGAGTTTGAGATAGTGTATATGTACAAGGGTCAAGAAAATGCTTACTTTACCAACTTTTTCAATGATACTGCTTTAACTAGTTTCCAAGTTGACTATGGTAATGGTGGTGTGTATACAGCTTTCCAAGGAACAGAAGGTGCTCCTTCAGAAATTACTATGAGTTTAGGTTTTACGGAACTTACTCTACTTGATAGAGATAAAATTGTAGACTTTACTGACCAACAATCGGTTATGGGTGGATTTGACCAAGGTTCTATGGGTATAGGTGAAGGTGCTACTGTTACTGGAGAGGAAAACAAAGAAGAATTAAAAGACAGTGAGGGTAATGCTGTTTCAGATGATGAAACAATAACAGAAAATACGGAGCCCAAGTAATGGCATTTTTTAAACAATTTCCAAGAAGTCTTTATGTCGTTGATGGCACTTTAGTAAATATACCAGATTTATTTCGCCGTGTCGTACCAACAGATTTGTTTGATAACATGTCTTACATGGATGAGTATAGTATTGAAGATGGTCAAAAACCAGAACATATTTCTTTTGATTTATATGATAGTGTTGATTATTACTGGTTGATATTATTATGCAATAATATTATAGACCCATATCATGATTGGCCAAAATCCAATCTTGATTTAATAGAGTTTTCTAAACAAAGATATGGTGATGATAACCTAAATAAAGTTCATCATTATGTAGATTCATCAAATGAAGATATTAGAGTAAACTATGACGAAACAAAATTTAATTTAAATCAAATTCGTATTGTTACTAACATTGAACACGAAACAAATATCAATGAAGAAAAAAGAAGGATAAAACTACCAAAACCAGAAGTTATAGAGGAATTAGCTGGACAGTTTAAAAGATTGATAAGGGGAAGGTAATACATTATGGCACAAGCAAATATTCCATCAGCTGGTTCAGTAAACATAGGGCCAGTTACACTTAAAGCTTCACCAGAAGCTGGAGGCAAAGAGGTAGATATTACTTCTTTGGTTGGTGATATTGTAATTAAAGAAAGTATTTTTACGAATTACATGACATTGGACTTGGCTGTTGGTGATTCTCAAAATTTACTGGGTAAACTTCCTGTAATTGGAGGTGAGTTAATAACAGTACATCTCAATTCTAATCATTTAGATGAAACAAAAGAGTCTCAAGTTATAAACCAAACATTTGTCATTGATGCCATAACTGATAGAACATATAAGGATGATAGAGAATCTTTTTACAATATAAGATGTATTACACCAGAAGGATATAAAAATAACACAACTGTTATTAATCAAAGATTTGAGGGGCCTCCGCGAGACATTTTCATAGAAATATATGAAAGATTTATTAAAGATGGAAAAGTAATTTCTGAAAGCGGTAATGTTGAAGGCCCTCAGTTAAATTTTCTTGACATGAGTTCGCAAACTTTTAAAAAAGATAATCATTGTTTTATTGCTAATTATTGGACACCATATAGATGTATGAATTATTTGGCAGATAAAGTTGCTCCTGCTCCTGCTGCTGGTAAAGAACTTATGCCGAATGTAAAATATTTTCAATCAGATAAGGGACATTATCTTTGTAGTCTTTCTAAATTAATTGCTTTTTATAAAGAAAAAGGAGCAATATATGATGAGTTTTTCTTTCTTCCAACCAATGACGAATCCTTTATGATGGATGAAAAGAGAACAACAATCAGTGGATATAGTTTTATAAGTCCATTCATATCTAAAAAAAGTAATACCATGTCTGGATTAGAAATACCTTATTACACGCATGATATTAAAGACCAAGTTTCTGGATTCCAAGGAAACATGACAGTTGGATTTGATATGACAACTAGACTGCCGTATCATATGGAATTTGATTATTCTCCAAACCAAAAAGAAAGAAGAAAAAATAATAAACGAACAATGGAACTTGGATTTAAAGATTTTTTCCATATCGAAGAAGCATCAACCATGAGACAGTTTCCACTTTCTGAACCAAGGTCTGCTTTAAATGTCCAAATAGGTTCATCGCAAATATGGACTGATAATAATTTTGGACATGATTGGAGATTCTTTGTAGATACTGCTCTAAGAGATACGGCAAATGAAGAATTAAAAAGATTAGAAGTTGCTTTCAATGTGCCAGGCCGAACAGATATAGATTTAGGTATGTTAGTTTATTTAAACTTTCCTAATACTGGAGAAAAAGACGATAAAACAACGGCAGATGATTTGTTTGATAAAAGATTATCTGGAATTTACATAATTACTGGAATAAGACACGGTATTTCTACTGCGGATAGTAACCACAATATGAGATTAACTTGTGTCAGAGATAGTGTGGGGATAGGTTAATGTCATCAAATAAAGAAAAAACAAGGTATCCAACTTTTGCTTGGTGGCAAGGTGTTGTTGAAGATAGAAATGACCCAGAGAAATTTGGTCGATATAAAGTTCGGATTATAGGATATCATACACTTGATAAAGCAATTCTTCCTACCTCATCTTTACCTTGGGCAATTCCAATGCAACCAGTTACTTCTGCTGCTATATCTGGTGTTGGTGCATCACCTACTGGTTTGGTAGAAGGTTCTACTGTTATTGGTTTTTTTGTTGATGGTGAAGATGGACAGATACCAGTTATTATGGGGTCGTTTGGTGTAGAGGATAATGTTCCTTCTCCAGATGGAAAACCAGAACCAGCTGAATCATTAGCTGAAAGGGGGTTTTATGACCCGAATGGCAAATACCCACGCAGAAAAGAATTACAAGTATCAGAAGATGAAGGACTCCTTGATAAAGTAAAG